GGGCGCCGGGCGCGCTTGTCGGGGGCGCCGCCGGCATCATCGCGGGTCAGCCGGGCGGCCTCGACAAGCTCGAAAACGATCTGGAACAGTTGCGCCGGGAGCGTGCGGCGCTCATCGAGCAGCGCGATTCATGGTTCGCCCCGCCGGGGCTGGAAAGCCGCATAACGGACATCACCGAGCGGATCACCGATCTTTCGGCGCGCATCCGGGCGATGCGGGGGGCGGCCGGCGAGGATTTCATTCCCGGCGATTTCGAGCCGGCCCGAGCCGGCGTCGGGCTCCCCGGAGACGAGTCGGGAAAGATCAGCGCCGACGCGCAGAAAGTCATTCAGGCGCTGGAATTCGAACGCGCCCAGCTGCTCAGGACCAACGAGGCGCAGTTCGTCCACAACACGCTGAAACAGGCCGGCGTGGATATCAACAGCGAGGCCGGCCAGCGGATCACGGCCCTTGCGGGAGCCTTGTTTCAGGAATCGGCGGCGCACAAGTCGCTGGCCGACGATCTCGAAGAGGAGATTAAGCAGCGCGACGCCATCGCCGAAGCCCGCCGCACCGTAGCGACCCAGTATGCCCGCGAGATCGCCGACAATGAAAAGCTGATCTCCGCTCTACAAGGTGGCAATGACGAATACGAGCGCCAGAAGATCGTGCTCGAGATCCTCAATGCGCTTCGGTCTCAAGGAATCGTGATCGGCACCGAAGAGATCAGGAACGCCGAGCGGCTGGCCGACCGGTTGCAGACGCAGCGGGAGAAGATCGAGGAAATCGAGGAAGCACAGCGCGCCGCGAAAGAAGCCGCGCGCGACTTCGTCAACGTGATCGGCACAGGGTTCGAGGATGCGATCATCCGGGCGGAGAGCTTCCGCGATGTTCTCCGGGGGGTGGGCGAAGATATCCAGCGCATCGCCCTTCGCGTGCTGGTCACCAAGCCGCTGGAGTCGGCGCTGTCGGGCGCATTGAGCAGCGGGCTCAGCGGTCTGTTCGGCGGTGGCGGGAATTCAGGCGGCACCTTCAATACCGGCGAAGCCCACTTCGCGAAGCCTTCGTGCCGCTCCCCGACGGGCGTTCGATCCCGGTCACCATCAAGGGCGGCTCCGAAGGCGTGACCATCGTACAGAACAACAATTTCGCCGTCGGTCTTCGGGCCGAAGTCCGGGGCGAGATCATGGCGATGCTGCCGCGGATCGCCGACAGCGCGGCGCAGGCGGTGCAACAGAAGAACTTCCGCGATCCGTCCTACCTCGGTCGCAGATGACCGTCACCTTCCCGCTGACCCTGCCGACAACCCCTGTTCCCCGTCGCACCGGGTTCCGTCTCCGCTCCACGGCGGCGCTGGCGCAGTCGCCGTTCACCCTGTCGCAGCAGATTCACGAGCATTCCGGCCAGATGTGGCTGGTGGATGTCACCATGCCGCGGATGAGCCGGGCGCAGGCGGCGCCGTGGACGGCGTTCTTCGCCAAGCTGAGAGGGAGACGGGGGACGTTCTATCTCGGCGACTGGGACGCAAGGACGCCGCTTGGAAATGCCGGCGGGACTCCGGTTGCAAACTCATCCGGGTCGCCCAGCGTCAACCTCGCCGGGCACAGGGAATTCCATACCACTCAATGGGACCCGCTGGTGGTCAACATCATGAAGGCCGGGGATTACTTCCACTTCAACGACGGCACGAAGCAGCGGCTGCACATGGTGGTCAACGACGCGTCTTCGGATTCCAACGGGGACGCCGTGTTCGATATCGAGCCCGCGCTTCGCCTCGACGTTGCCAACTTGACGGCGATCACGGTCGAGAACGCGCAGGGCGTCTTCCGGCTGCTGACCAACGAGCCCGGCTGGGATTCGAACCACGCCAGCCGGTACGACTTCACCTTCGCCTGCATGGAGGATTTGACCCAGTGAGCCGGGACATCACCAACGCGGTCGAGACGGAGACGCTGGCAGGCGCGCTCCATCCGGTGCTTCTCGTGGAGCTGCAGTTCTCGGGTGGAACCGTGAATTTCTGGACCGGGCTGGGGACCCTTCACTGGGACGGCAAGGACTGGACCGGGACCGGATATTTCGGGCGCATCTCGCCGGTCGAGGAGACGGTGAAGACTCAGGCCGGCGGAGTCGAGTTCGTCCTTTCCGGTATCCAGGCCTCGGTCATCTCGGTTGCCTTGAACCAGCAATATCAGGGGCGGCCGGGCAAGTTCTGGCTCGGCTTCCTCGACGACGACGCCACCATCGTGATCGATCCGGTGCTCGTGTTCGCCGGCCGGATGGACGTGATGAACATGGAGGAGGCCGGCGACACCGCGACCATCTCCGTGACCATCGAGAACGAGCTGATCGATCTCGAACGGCCAAGGGTGTTCCGCTACACGCCGGAGGACCACAAGAAATACTTCCCCGGCGATACCTTCTTCGATCAGGTCGACGCGCTGCAGGACGTGCAGATCAGATGGGGGAAGTCCTGACTACCGCGTCTTGCAGGCGGCAGCCGGCCGCGACGATCCAGATGCCAGAAAAACACGGATCGTCCACGCGTCGATGAAGCCCATCTGCCGCCCGGCCTGACACATGCCCGATGCAATCTCGCGGGCATCGCCCGGCAGAACCGATGAGATCGTCAGGTTCAAGCAGCGGCCGCACGCGATGCTGACCTCGTATTCGACCGCATGACCGGTATCCACGGCGGCGGTCCCGAGAACATGAGCCCTGTTGATATCGTCGGCCCCGGCCGGGCGGGGAAAGATCAGCAAGGCGCCGATCAGGAATGCGTAGCTACGCATTGACGCCTCCTATTGGCTGACGGGCACCTGTTCCATTTCGGTCAAGTTAATGAAGAACGGCGAATTCTCCGCCTTCCAGCCGAGCGCTGCCATGCAGTGCGGCGGGAAGTTGCCGTTCATGCACAGGGCGCTGTCCCGTTCAAACTGCGCCCGCGTCGCATCCGGCTTGGAATACTGCATGGTCGAACAACCGCTTAGGGCAAAAAGTGCCACGCCGATCAATGCAAATCTCATGGCAAAGCCTCCCGTGTCTTTTATAGAGCCGATTGCAACCTTGGATATTGGCGCGTTAACCGACGCCGTCAAGGACCATAGAGACCGGTTCGGAGACGAAACATGGCGGCAGGATGCCCCCGCAACCCCGCATCCGGACACCGAGACCCTGTATCTGCGGATGCCGCCGGTGATCACGCCGCGCGCGGTTTTCGAAAGCCTGATCGTGCTCGACCGGCCCCTCTATGCCGGCGCCTTCCGGGAGGCGGTGGAGGAAATCGCAGGGATAGCGGGCAAGAATCCGGCCCGCGCCATGGTCATCAACCTCAAGCCGGGCGGGAAGATCACGCGCCACCGGGATGAGGGTGCCTACGCCGAAGCGACGGAGCGGTATCACCTGCCGGTCATAACGAACCCGGACGCGTGGCTCGAAGTCGGGGATCAGAGAATGCACATGGAGGCTGGGACGTTCTATCGCTTCGCCAAGCATGTGGAGCATGAAGGGGCGAACCAAGGCGAAACCGACCGCATCCATCTGGTGGTGGATTTGTGGCGCTGATCTTCCGGGTGGAGACCCTCGCCACGGTGGAATTGGAGCTTCGGTCCCTTGTCGAGGATCACTGGCAGGAGATCGTGGACGATCCCGATGCCATGCCGCTCGATATCGACTGGAACCTCTACCGGAAAGCCGAGGCGGACGGGCAGCTTTTCATTCTCACCGTGCGCGATGAAAAGCTGGTCGGCTACGTCGCCCATTTCATCCACCGGCTGCCGCATTACCGCTGGTGCCTCTGCGCCAGGGATGACGCGCATTACCTCGCACCGGAATACAGAAAGGGCGGGATCGGGGCGCGCATGATCCTCGAAGCCGAGCGGTATCTGAAGCTTCGCGGTGTCGAGATGATCAGCTACCACACCAAGCTCGGCGATCTCGACCGGGGGCCGCTTTTCGAACGTCTCGGCTACGCCGCCACGGAACGCATCCACGTCAAGAGGCTTTGATGGCGATTACGGCGGTCGGCATCGGGGTCGGCGCGGCCACGGCGGCGGCCGGGGCAGCGATCGGAACCATCGCCGTCCTTGGCACGACCATCAGCCTTGTCAGCATCGGCGTCGGGATTGCGATCTCCGCCGCCATCGGCGGTCTTGTCCGCCAGCTCGCCCCGAAGCCGCCGACGCCTACCTTCGGCGGGGGCGGCGGTCTGGCGCAGTTCTCGCGCGACCGCACCGTCGCTGTCCGGCAGGCGATCACGACGGCCCGGATCATCCACGGCCGGATGCGCGCCGCCGGCCCGATCGTGTTTCTCGAATCGTCGGGCGACGACAACGAGTTCCTCCACATGGTGGTAACCGTGGGGGTGGCCGGTCCCTACGAGGAGATCGGCGATGTCTGGCTCGACGACGACATCATCACCGATGCCATGCTGGACGGGTCGGGGAACGTAACCACCGGGAAGTATTCGGGCTTCGTCCGCATCAAGAAGCATCTCGGGGCGCACGATCAGACGGCCGATTCCGATCTGGTCTCGGAAACCTCGGCCACTTCCAATTTCAAGGGCGGCGGCTGTGCCTACGTCTATGTCCGCCTGAAATACGACCAGGACGTGTTCCTGCAGATGCCCAACGTCTCCGCCGTGGTCAAGGGGCGGAAAATCTATGACATGCGGGGGAGCCCGACCGAAGACCCCGACGATCCAGACACCTGGCACTGGACGGACAACGCCTCGCTGGTCTCGCTCGATTACATCCGCGGCATCGCGGCGAAGATCGGGAACGGGACGGTGGTCAGGCGCTTCGGGCTCAATGTCGATGATTCCGTGATCGGCATGGACGCCTTCTCGGATGCGGCCGATACCAGCGACGAAGCGGTTGCACTGTCAGGGTCTCCGGAGACGCAGGAGCTGCGCTATACGGCGAACGGGGTGATCGATACCGCCGACAGCCCGGCCCAGATCATCGAGGATTTGAGAACATCCTTCGCCGGCGACTTCCTCTACTCAGGGGGGGAGTGGTCGATCATCGCCGGCAGCTTTACCGCCGCCACCGTTACCCTCACGGCGGACGATTTCCGGGGGCCCATCCGGATGCAGACGCGGGTCTCCCGGCGGGAGCTGTTCAACGCGGTCAAGGGGGTGTTCGTCTCTCCCGACCATAGCTGGCAGCCGACCGACTACCCGCCGATCACCGATACCGACTACGAGACGGAGGACAACGACCGGCGCATCTGGCTCGATTTTCCGCAACCGTTCCAGACCAGACCTGCAGCATCGCAGCGGATCGCCAAGGCGGAACTCGAAAGAGCAAGACGCCAAATCACGATCCGAGTGCCGTGCAAGCTCACCGCCTTTCGAATCCGGGCCGGCGATACCATCGCCATCACCTATCCGCGGTTCGGCTGGGACAACAAGCCGTTCTATGTCACCCGCTGGCAGCTCGCTGCTGAATCCGACGATGAGGGTGTCCCTTATCTCGGGGTCGATCTGGAAGCCAGAGAGTACGATTCGACGGTCTATGCGTGGACGGCGGAGGAGCAGGCGATTGCTCCCCCGGCGGCGTCCAACCTGCCGGACCCGTTCACGGTAGCGAATCCGACCTCGGTTGTCGTCGCCACTCTGACATCGATAACGAATCAGGGCGACACCATCCATCAGATCGCGGTGTCGTGGGCGGCCCCTGCGGATCAATTTGTTCTCTCGGGCGGGCAAATCGAGGTGCAGTGGAAGCTGTCTTCCGCGTCGGCATGGCAGCCCAGCTTCTTCGTTGCCGGTAGCATTACGCAGGTGATCATCTCGGCGATGCTGGAGGTTGGCGTCTCGGTCGATGTTCGGCTGCGGTCGGTGAACGGGCTCGGGGTGCGGGCGTCCACCTTCCAGATGATAGAGAACTACGTCATCGGCTCCTCTCAGGAAGGCGTCGATG